CCGCTTCAGCATCTAATGCATGGTATGCATTTAAATCCTGTGCGAATTCTGGCGTCCATACAGCTTTCAATTTTCTAGTTTTAGCAACGATAGCAGATGATTTCATCTGTACGTTGATTTCTGGGATTGAGATTGATGGAGAGTTCAAGCTGTTTGGCTCTGGGTTTCCATCTTCAAAATCACCTCTGTATCTATCAGTTGGTTGTAGTTGGTAACAAACAGTGTTTGTATCATCAACTGCTACACCAAATGATTTACTTACGATAAAGTTAACAACTTGTGCATCTTCATCCCACTTAGTGAATTGAGACAATTGGTTACCAACAAGTGAATTCGCGATAAAATCTAAAGATCCTGTACCGAATTGGAAAGCATTAACACCTTCTTTATCTAAGAAGTCTAGTGATGCTACTGGTACACTTACTTTATCAAATGTAGGGAATCCTGAACTTGAAGAATAAGCAGAGTCATAATCCATATCAGCTAAAGTAGCAGTAGCTACAGCAGATGATGTAGAATAAATAGACTGTGTGTTGTTAATTGAATATCCGAATCTACCTGATCCGTATAAACCACCTTCGCTGTCGTTCCCGAAGTTGTTTCCACCTATACTGTTACCGTATAAAGAAGAACCACTTGAGAATGGTGATTTGTCGCTTCCGTATTGGAAGTCTAAGAAAAATACTAGACCTGAAGGTAAGTTCATTGGTTGAACGCTAACAAATTCTTTTGCTGCGATTTGACCAAATACTTTTCTTACCAAAGGTAAAGCAACTCCTGCCCACTGACCACCGATGTTAACCTGTGTTTGTGAACTAAAAGTACCACTTGAAGCAGCACCTCCACCAGTTTGTGAAGACTCAACTACAAGTTGTTTAGCTTGGTTTTCTAAGATAATACCCATGTTTGATTTGTGTGCACCATCTAAACCTTCTAAAAGACCTGTTTTTTCCCATTTTCCTGCTAACCTTGCTGCATCTGACTGCATGTTTTGGTAAGTGTTAGCACTTTCTAATAGTGAATTTAAGCTCATTTTAATAATTTTTAAAAGTTTAATTTAATTTAATTTTACAATAACCCAGCAAGTTTTCTCATTCTGTTATAAACATCATTAGACTCGATAATTGGTTGTTTTGTTGCTTTTGGTTCTAAACCACTAGCTTTTGAAGCAGCACCTTTTTTAACTGATTCATTGATTGTTGGAGTAGTTACACTTGATGTAATTCCTTCATTCAATGTTTCGAAAATAGTTTTTGCTTGTTCAACGTTTTTCGCTTTGTCAAATGCTTTTAACACTTTGATTTTTTTACTTTCGTTTAAGTTTTTCGCTTTGAAAATTTTATTAGTGTAAAGTAATTTAGCATTTAGTAAGTTAACTTCATTTAATTCATCTTTCAATGAGTTAATTTCAGCTAAAGCAGTTTCTAATTCTTCAGAAACATCTCCGTTTTTAGCAAATCTTCCTTTTTGAGATTTTTTCTCAGTTGGGGAATCATCTTTATCTCCGTCTTTGTTACTGTAGCCTTCGTCTACTTTTTCTTCTTCTTTTGCTTCTTTTACTTCTTCACCTTCTTTTTTCTTAGCTTCGTCGATTTCAATGTCTACGTCTACGTCGTCTTCAACTTCTACGTCTTCAACGTCTTCAACTTCAACTTCGTCTTCTACGAATTCGTCACCTGGCTCAATTTCGCCGTCAGCGACCATGTCTTTAATGACATCCTCGATAAATCCTTTAAGGTCGTCTTCTGACATATCTTCGAGATCAATTTCCTCGTCTTCCATGTCTTCTTTTTCGTCCTTCATTCCATCTTTGTACCCTTCTTCTTCTGCGTCAGTACGAGCATCTTCTTCAAGATCTTCTTTCTCGTCTTTCATGCCATCTTTGTAGCCTTCTTCTTCTGCGTCAGTTCTAGCGTCCTCAGATAAATCTTTAGAATCTTCAAGTTCAGCTAATAGTTCATCAAGATCGATTTCTTCATCCACTTCCTCTTTTTCTTCTTGCACTGTAGATTGACCTACTTTTTTCGGCGCAAGATCTTTTAAAGAGTCACCGGCTGGAGAGTTCTTTCTTTCGAAACTAGAAGCATCCATTTCTTCAACTTTGTCTTCTTTTTCTTCTTTTACTTCATCATCTTTGTCCATTTCTTCTAACTTTGCAGCTAGCATAGATTTTAGATGTGGAGTGAAAGCTTCTTCAAGAGCAAGTTTGGCGTTTGCGATTGCTGTTTCCCTTACGGACTTCGCATCGGCAATTGCCTCTTTTAGCAAATCTCTGTTTGTTGCCATAATCCCAAAATTTAGTTTGTGAAATACGTCTATTCATGAGACGTAATAGAAAATTATTAATAGTCTAACATCATATAAAGATAATCATGATGTATTACGGTTATACGTATATGAAAATATCTTAAAATTACATTACAGGACAAGAGCCTTTTGAGCAAAGGATCTCAGTAACAATTTAGTTAACTTTTGTATAATCATAATTAACCATTTCTTTACCTTCTTTAATAGTATGCATATAAGAACCTGGGTTTGATGGTGTTGAAACAAAATCCCAACATAGTAATTCAAAGTCATCTTGTACTTCCATTACACCTCCATTTTGTTCTAATGAACCCATACCACGAGAAGATACACCCACAGTAACACCACTTTTGATAAGTTCTTTAAGTATATTACCTGAAGGGGTAGGTAAAATTTCTATCTTACCCATTACATTATCTCCATCCCACCACATATCTGATATATTATGTGATACATTTTTTAAGTTAATTACTGTAGAATCTGGGTGGTCTAATTCACCCATAGCTCTATGTTCTTTAACTAGGTTTTGGTATTTATCTATTTCGCGCTCCCATAAATCTTTTGAATAGTATCTACCATTTCCATTTTTAACTTCAGCAGTAGCTAATATCCCCTCAACTAAAGGAAGACCTCTATTTGATTTGGATTCAGTTAATCTTAAACCCTTAGGTTTAAATACATGGGTTTCAATTAATAATTGAC